CGACAAAGGCACTTGGTTTGGTTGGGAAGTAAGTAAAGTTGGTCCTATTACTGACGCAAGTCTTTATCAACAAGCTAAATCGTTTTCTGAAAACATCTCTAAAGGTGCAGTGAAAGCGAAGCATGGTGAAGAAAAACCAGCGGAAAGTAAAAGCATTATATAATTCTCTAAGAGAATAAGTGCACAGCATGGGCCAATTGGGAGACTGAGTGGCCCATGTAGACAGGATAATTATGCAAGAATATATAAAGATATTTAATGGCTATAGACATGCGTATGGTATCGCAGATTGGACTAACGCCATTATTGATCCAGAAAGTGGTAAGAAGAAACCTGTATACAGATGGAACTATGAAGAATTTACTGACGCAATTTATCAAGAACATTTAAACGGAAACATATCTGTTGGCATACAGCCTACCAATGAAAAAGGGACTGCTGTATTTGGAGTCATAGATGTAGATCCTAAACAATATGAAGACTTTGACAAAAAATTTTATTTAGAAACTATTCAAGAATATAAACTACCATTGGTGCCGGTTGAGTCTAAGAGCGGTGGACTACATTTATATTTGTTTATGAATGAATTTGTACAATCAACAGTTATTGTATCATTCTTAAGTAACCTACTACCTATATTTAATCTTAAACCAGACTGTGAAATATTTCCTAAACAAACACAACTAACAAAGGATCCGGAAACAGGGATTTTAAAACCAGGACAATTTATAAATCTACCATATTATGGCGGAGAAAGACGTGCTGTTAATATTGATGGTACATTTTTTACATTAGAACAATTTATAAAAGTTGTAGATGCAAATACAACCAGTGCAGATGAATTAAAAACTATTACAGAAGATATGGAAAAACAATCTATGGAAGGTGTAGATGAAGATTTTGTTGAAGGACCTCCTTGTCTTGGATTGATATCTAAAATATCTAATCAATCTAATTTTGATGGTAAGGACAGATTTATGTATAACTACCATGTGTTTGTTAAAATGAAATACCCAGACAATTGGGAACAGAAAGTAAAAAATGCACCAGTAAAATACTTTGCAAGAGAACACGCTAACGCATGGGATGATAATAAATTAAAACAAAAAACAAGATCATGGAACAGATCAGAAAAAGGTTACACTTGTAATCAAAGTCCTATTAGTGATTTTTGTAAAAAGGGTATCTGTGTTAAAAAGAAATTTGGTATACTGGCAGGATCAAAAGGACAGTATCCTGTATTAACAAACTTAAGAAAGATAGATATAGAACCAGATCCAGAATATGAATTTGATGTTACTAAACCAGATGGTATTGGTAAGGCAACAGTGCATTGTAAAACAATTGAACATGTAACAGACCAACGTAAACGTAGAAACTCAATAGCAAAAGCTGCAGGGTTTCCACCACCAATTATAAAAGCACCAGAAGATCAAACAGTTTTAGAAGCTTTGTTTCAAACACAAAAAATAATTAATCCACCAGTAGGTACATCACCGAGAGAAAAATTACATGATGTATTGCATGCAAAAATAAATGGACCTAAAGCTATGAACGATGCATCATTTAAATCTGGCACAGTATTAGTAGAAGATGGTTACGCATACTTTAAGTTTGATAAATTTTATGACAAACTAAAATCTAAGAACTGGAAACATGGTGAAGACAAAACAGGTGTTATGATGAAAACTAATTACAAACATTGTGACATACAATTTTTAGAACAAAAAAGATATCCAAGCACAGTAAAAAATAAATACAATACCCCTACGAAGAACATAGTTTGCATAAGTATAGAACAATTCAAAGATATAAAAATTAATCACACAAAAATAAAACACAACACGGAGATAATGTAGTGGCGAAGTATTTAATAATTTTAACACTCCTAACAGGTTGTTCATACATTGATGATAAATTTAATCCTACAACTACTTTAATAAAACATATAATAAAAGGACAAAAGAAATGAAAGCTGTTAGAAAAATCTTAGGTCCACCAGGTACAGGTAAGACAACTAAACTTATTAAGTATGTAAAAACATTTGTTAAATTAGGTACACCTATTGATAAGATAGGATATTTTGCATTCACAACTAAAGCAGCAAACGAAGCTATTGATAGAATGTTAGACTACCACACAGCTTTTAGTAGAAAAGATTTAAAATATTTTAGAACCCTACACTCACTGGCCTTTACACAACTAGGTATGAAGAAAAGTAATGTAATGCAAGACGAGCACTACCAGGACATAGGCCGTAAATTAGGAATAGAAGTTACTGTTTATTCTAACGGTGAAGAGAAGACAGGTTTTGTAGATTCCGATAGTGAATACTTTAATATAATTAATGCAGCAAGAATAAAGAATGTAACTGTAGAAGAAGAATACAACACCGACATGTATTCAGAAGACATAGACAAACATCTATTACAAATTTTAAAAGAAGAAGTAGAAAATTATAAACAAGCTTATGGTCTAGTAGACTTTACCGACATGATCGAAAAATTTAATGTGGCCGAATTGTGTCCGAAATATGATGTAATATTTATAGATGAAGCGCAAGATTTATCGCCAATACAGTGGAAAATGTACGATATACTTAAGAAAAACTCTAAACATGTTATACTAGCCGGTGATGATGATCAAGCCATTTATGGTTGGGCAGGTGCAGATGTACAACGATTTCAAGATGAGCCTGCAAAAAACATAGTTTTGCCACAATCTTACAGGGTGCCACAACAAGTGCAATTTGTTGCCGATCAAATACTAAGTCGCATACCAGATGATAGGCGTATTAAAAAAACATGGGCACCGCGTCCGGAATCAGGGACCGTGGAACATATAACGGCAATAGAAGATGCACCTTTGTATGAAGGTGATTGGTTAATTTTATCTAGAACTAATGACAAATTAAATAAATTAAAATCTGTTTTAAAAGATATGGCTATTTACTTTGAATTAAAAGGTAGAAAGAGTTATAAGACAAGATTGTATACAGCAGTAAAACATTACACAAGATGGCAACAAGGAGATTTATTATCTCTATCTGAAGTAAAAGATGTTTTAGAACAGACAGGACAAAGTCCAGATCCTTTTCCTACAGAAGAAAGAATGTATGATCTATCAGAGTTTGATCATTTAAAATCACATGATTGGTATGAAGTGTTTACACAAGACTACGAAGAATGTTTGTACATTAGAGAAATGCTACGTGGTGAAGAACAACTATCTAAACCTGCAAGAGTAAAGCTGTCTACAATACATGCAGCAAAAGGTGGGGAAGCAACAAATGTTTTAATTATTTTAGATAACACAAAAAAAATAAGAGAAGCAGTGGACAAGAGCGAAGACAAACACGATGAAGAGCACAGAGTTTGGTACGTTGGAGTTACACGTACAAAACAAAATTTATATATAATGACAGCTAAACAGGAGGACAAAGGTTATGACATCGAAAGCATTACATAAACAAGTTTCGGGAACTCATTACATGTATATGGAAATACAGCCGGCAGAGTTTATAAACAAGAACAAATTGCTTTTTGCAGAAGGGAATGCTATAAAATACATATGCAGACATTCTCGCAAAGGTGGAATAGAAGACATAGATAAAGCAATACATTATTTAGAAATGATAAAAGAAAGGGACTATGGAACCAAATAACCACATACCACATTACATGGGTTTGTTTACGTGTCTATTAGTTTTGTGTTACTTGATATGAAAAGAAGTGTAATTAGAAAAACTATTAAAATAGATAAACATAAATTTAATTTAGAAATATATCCACGACTAGTTGACTGGGAAATATTTCCACACAACTACAACGCTGCTTTGTATGCATTTAGCAACAAAGATAAACTAACAAAACAAATACAAATTAACCACGTATATCAAAAGGAAACAAAATGAAGATACCTACCTTTAGCGCACAAACAGAATGGGTTATACCTAAAGAATTTCCTGACCTAAGACAGGTTGACGAAATTGCAATTGACTTAGAGACAAAAGACCCAGACTTAATTAAAAAGGGATCTGGATCTATAATAGGTAATGGAGAAGTTATAGGAATAGCTGTAGCAACTGCACATTACAAAGGATACTTTCCTATTGCACATGAAGGTGGTGGTAACATGGATCGTAATAAAGTTTTAGAATGGTTTCAAGATATTCTTAAAACAGATTCTACAAAAATATTTCACAATGCAATGTACGATGTGTGTTGGATAAGAGCTATGGGTCTAACAATTAATGGTATGATTGTTGACACAATGATAGCGGCAGCTGTGACTGATGAAAATAGATTTAGATATGATCTCAATAGTTTGTCATGGAAGTATTTAGGTTTTGGTAAAAACGAAGCAGCACTTGCGGAGGCAGCAGCTGAGTGGGGTATAGATCCAAAATCTGAAATGTATAAACTGCCATCACTAAATGTTGGTAGCTATGCTGAAAGAGATGCAGAAGCAACGTATGGTTTGTGGCAAGAGATGAAAAAAGAAATTATAGCACAAGACCTACAATCTATTATGGAGTTAGAAACAGATTTATTTCCATGTCTGGTTGACATGAGATTCAAAGGTGTACGTGTAGATGTAGAGAGAGCACACTCACTAAAAAAAGAATTAATCAATGAAGAGAATGGTTTATTAAATGCAATTGAAAAAGAAACTAATGTACGTCCACAGATATGGGCGGCAAGTAGTATAGCAGATGTATTTGAAAATTTAAAAATACCATTTGAAAGAACAGAAAAAACACAAGCACCATCATTTACAAAAAACTTTTTACAAGAACACAAGCACCCTGTTGTAAATATGATTGCAAAGGCAAGAGAAGTAAACAAAGCGCATACAACTTTTATAGATTCTATTCTTAGATACGAACACAAAGGTAGAATTCACGCAGAGATAAATCAATTAAGAAACGCTGGGGGTGGCACGGTTACTGGTAGGTTCTCCTACCAGAATCCAAATCTACAACAGATACCTGCACGTAACAAAGACTTAGGTCCTAAAATAAGATCTTTATTTATACCAGAAGAAGGTTGTAAGTGGGGAGTCTTTGACTATTCACAACAAGAGCCTCGTCTTGTTGTACACTACGCAGCATTATATAAACTACCATCAGTGTATGATGTAGTTGATTCTTATGAATCAGATCCTAACGCAGACTTTCACCAAACTGTAGCAGACATGGCAGAGATACCAAGAACACAAGCTAAAACAATTAACCTAGGATTATTTTATGGTATGGGTAAAGCTAAACTACAAGCAGAGTTAGGTGTTAGTAAAGACAAAGCTGCAGATTTATTTAATACGTATCACGCAAAAGTACCGTTTGTAAAACAACTAATGGACAAAGCATCTAACAGAGCGCAAGACAGAGGCCAGATAAGAACTTTACTTGGCAGACTATGTAGGTTTCACTTGTGGGAACCAAACAGTTTCGGTATGCATAAAGCTATGACACATGAAGATGCGTTGGCGGAACACGGACCAGGGATAAAAAGAGCATATACTTATAAAGCATTGAACAAATTAATTCAAGGTAGTGCAGCAGACATGACAAAAAAATCTATGTTAGAATTATATAAAGAAGGAATTATACCGCATATTCAAATACACGATGAATTAGATCTATCAATAGAGAATGACGCACAGGCAAAAAAGATAATTGAAATTATGGAACATGCTGTTAGTCTGGAAGTACCAAACAAAGTTGATTATGAATGGGGAGAAAATTGGGGGGAAATAAATAGTTAATGGCTTATTTAAATGCAAACATACCTGTCATAGAATGTTATGTCAGAGGTAATTACTTAAGAGATCAAAAAGATTCACACGATAAATATTTTGAAGTAGGTGTATTTGGTTTTAGTTCTATACCAAACAGAGTACCTTTGTTTCATTTCCTAATGGAAGATGGGGGTCTATGGTGGCGAGCACCTATCTCAGCTTTCTGTACTAAACCAGGTGTAAAAGAATTACCACTGGATGAATTAGTTATGTGGGACAGCTTTAGCTATAACGTAAGCGTCACAACTTTTTATGAGTTAGCTGGTGCAACAATGCAATACACATCAAGACGTAAAGTAAAACGTAAAGGCAAATATTTATTTACTATTGACTGGTGCGCAGGTGACTTCAATGAGTTAAATTTCGGTTATGCAGAGAAACCGGACCAGCATAAATGCGGTCATGTACTGCAATTAGAGGATGGAAACTTTGCAATACAGCCTAATAATAGGCTTAAAATGTTTGATGCATCAATGGGTGTAGACCCATCAAAAAACTTGATTAACAGACTTGTTACAAGTAAGATATACTCCGTAGAAAACTCAGCTAAATGGATAACTGATGAACATGAAGAAGGCAGTTATGACTATCAGTTGAGAAACTTGGAGGAAGACAATGATAAATAAATACAAAGAAAAATTTATGGTCTGGCAATTACACTACAGAACAGAGATAATCTGTGCTGCAGTTGGTTTTGTGTTAGGGGCCGTTATATTCTAGTTATGACAATAGAGGTGGCCAGGAATGAATTATTATTTCACCGGAATATTAATTATATTACTTGTCATAATGGCTCTTTTTGTGGAACCAGGGTACGTGCCTAAATGATTGATAGATTTATATATAGATGTTTTTCAGCGCTAGATAATTTATTTGCGTGGATGGGAAAATTATTTACACCTAAGAGACAAAATTTTAGGGATAAGATGAAAAAAAGAAGAAATGGCAAATAAACCATTAAACATCGGAGAAGAGGCACGCGTGCAGATGCCGATGAAGACGGTAGCTAGCCTGATCGTGCTCGTCGCAATGGGCGTCTTCGCTTATACGGAGCTGACGGCGAGGTTGGTATCGTTAGAGACATCACGTGAATTGTTTGAAAATGATTTATTAAAAAAATCTGAACAAGTGCCCACGGACCAGGAGCAACATTTTTTAATTGAGGATCTTTATAAAAGTGTCGAGAAAATGGAAGAAACTCAAGAGATGAATATGACTAACAAAGTCAACATAGAATTTTTAAGAGAACAATTAGATAAAGCTTTGGCTGACATTGAAACACTTAAAGATAAGGTAAGACAAAATGGCAACGGGACGCATTAATAGAAAAGTTTTAGATCATATCGCGCAGATAAATAAAGAAAATAAAGCTGCAAAATTAGCAAAAGAATTGAAAAAAGAAGTAGAAATTGGCAAGCATGGTACACAAAAATATGTTATCAAAGAAGGGGAAAACAAAGGTAAAATTTTATGACAGAAATGATAGTGGCTCTTCTTATGATTGTCAACGGAGAGATCAAGGAACACAGAATACAAGAGTCGATGTCTCAATGCTTAAAAGGCAAACGTGTCGCAATGCGTGATACGAAAAAACAAGTTCAGTACCAGTGCATAAAGTCGATGGCTGAGCTCGAAAAAAATATCGATGGATCTTTATCTATAAAGAAGTTAATATTAGATTAATGAAAGTATCTGCAGAGATTGTAAATGGTGAATGCCCTACATGCACCGAGTTAACTATGTTAGTTGGATTAACACCTGAATTATATAGATGCATGAATTGTGGTGCAGATCTACAGCAACATGTAAATGGAAAGATAACTTACTTACCTGTGATAACAACACGTGATGATGGTGGTGTGCCTTTTGTAAAAGAGTGGATTGAATAATGGCTCGTATAAAGTTTGATACTAATAAATTACCTCACGAAAGAATACCTAAAAAAACTAGTATAACTCAGAGAAAAAAACCTAAGTTTTCTAGTATGAATAAACATAAGAAAAGAAGCTATAAAAAATATAATCGACAAGGGCGTTGACAAACATCCCATAACATACTATATAGAAAGATAGAAAGGTGATTATGAAAAAAATAACTATAGTAGGTAAAGATATAACACAGAAGCAGTGGTCTAACCTTGTATTAGAATTAAATTTGATTAAGAAAGCATGGAGACCTTATGCAAGTATCGAGTTACAGGGACCAGGGATCAAGAAAATTATTTCTTATGGTACAAGAGTTGGAATGGACATGAAAGAATAAATGGAATTAATTATTCTAAATGATGGTTTATACCAATTGATACCAGTAACAAAAAAATTGTTAGAAGGTATTGTAATAACGGGTGAAGTAGATTGTTTTGAACTTTGTGATATACTTAGATTAAAACTAACCGGTTATGTAGATGAATTAAATCTACATATTATGAACGATGGAAGTGGAAACTTTTTCGGTTGTATGTGTAGATAACGATGATGAAAAGGACCTCCGTCCATATAACGCCTCGCGCTATTCCCTGTACGGTAACCTAAGAAGCAGTAAGTAACTGTGGAGGTGTGGAGCCTTTGCTCTCCTGGGAGTACGTGCACGGAAACCAGGGGGGTTGATATGAATTATGTTTCTATTTTACCTTCATCTTCATGAGGTATACAAGTAAACTTAGGGTATAACTGATTGTTATTTATATCTTCTTTAGTAAAATTACCTTCTGCATATATTATCTCATAAGACTCAGTCAGTCCTGCACGAATGCAGTCGTGATGATCATCAAATAGTTTTGGATAAGCTGGATTAGTATAACATTCTCCACTCATTGCAGAACAAATGTAAACAGTTAGTAAAAATTTCATTGACACCTATTGTAATGTATGAGATAAATCCCATATTATGTTAAAACAAGAAAGGAGTATATCACATGACCGATATAACTAAATATAAAAATGTATCACTGAGTCACAAAACATATGATCTCATTGATAAGATAAGGAAAGTAATACAACCAGATACGGTTCTAAGTAGATCACAAACTATTAGTATTTTAGTAAATGAGAAAGCGAGGAAACTAAATGGAAAAGTCAAAGAAAAATAAAATAATATGTCCGACATGCAAAGGTAATGGATTCATTAGAGTACCTTATAGGTTGGCGAAAGAAGAGGTCACCGCTCAGTGTGGTGTATGCGATTCGGAAGGAGAAGTATACCCAGAAGATGTCGATGGAATTGTTATCGATAAAGACGGGATACATAGAATACAATGACAGAAAACACAAAAGACTCAGGGTATCAGATAGAGACTCTGAAAGCTGAGAAAGTTGCTTTGTATGAAGAAGTAAGAAAGTACAGAGACGAAAACGAAGCGTTGAAGAAACAAAAAGAATACTTGCAACGACAATGTCGTAAAGCAGGTAAGGCCATATTAACTCTTGAAACAGACAAGATAAGTTTAAACAAAGATGTTGAACGTATTCAAGAAGAGTATGACAACTATAAAATAATAAAAGGAAACCATGACTGAAACAAAGATACCAACTCAGACTGAAGAAAAAGTAACGTATGGTGTTCTTAATTGGGGACCTTGTGTCTGCCAATTAAAGATATCTGATAATTTTAGAAATAAATTATTAACGGGTGCAGAAGAAGCTAGAAAAGAAAACCTAGACTACACAGATAAACTTGCAGGAATAATTAAAGGTGAATATGAATATAAAAAGAAAGAAGATTATTTACCTGAAATTGCACAATGTCTGGGTATCTATGATGTTGCTTTTCAGAAATGGAAATCAGATCCGTACGAACGTAAACCAGAGTATATGCTAACTGCATTATGGGTTAATTATATGAAACAACATGAGTTCAATCCACCTCACGATCATTCGGATCAATTATCTTTTGTAATCTTTTTAAAGATACCAGGGGAGATAAGAAAAGAACAAGAAGAATATAAAGGTAAATCTGGTGGACCTGGAAGTTTATCTTTTCTTTATGGAGATGGAAACAGACAGGCTATTACCTATCAATCTATACTTCCTAAAGAAGGAGATATGTTTATATTTCCTGCGTGGATGAAGCATTACGTTGCACCGTTTTATTCTGATGTAACTAGAATATCTGTGTCTGGTAATGTTGCTGACTCTGTACAGTTGAATCAACTTAAGAGACATGCAGAAGCTACGATTGTAAACTCAGAACAAATAAAAAAATAAATGCGTTGTGGTAAACACATCAAGGGTGATCGAGCTGAATTGATTGCCCAGGAGTTCTTTATTGAAAAAGGATTCTATGTTTTTAATAATATATCTCAGCACGGTCCAGTTGACATGGCGGTGATGGATAAGGACGGAAATATTATGCTAGTTGACGTTAAAGCATTGAGTTTACGAACAAAAAACGGTTGGAAGGTTAACAGGGTTCCAACAGCAGAACAGTCTAAGTTAGGTGTTGAACTTGTGTTTGTTAATTTAGATACGAAAGAAGTGTTAGATGAAGTACCTAACGCAAGATACAAAGACAACGTAGTTAATTTAAAATGGTATAAGAAATGGATGAAAAATGAAGACAATTAGTAACAAAAAGTATAATAAAAAATATGGTTTTAGATCGAAGAGGAGGTGTAAATGATTAAGTATTTACTGGAATTATTGTATCATTGGTCAACAATGCTGACCAGTTGGTCATGGACTAAACTATATGGTAACAGGGAGAAAGGTTATGGCTACAGAAAAAAAAGATAGACCATGGGACGGTAGATCGAGACCGGCAGATGATAATTATCGTAAGAACTTTGAGAGAATCTTTGGTAAGAAAAAACCAGAGGATCCTTTTGATACGAAGAGCACTGCAGAATTATTAGATGAAGTAGAACTTAGCGACGAAGAATTGAAGGAGATAGAAGACAGAAATGGTTTTTAAATTTAATAAATTATACGACTATCCTAGATCAATGCGTACATTGGTTGGTGGTAAACGACACTATGATATTCGCGAGGAGAAGC